CTCCATGTTGCGAATTACTTAATTGCTGCTTTAAATAAATATGTTTTTGATGTTAATTGTATAATATTAATACATTTTACGCTATGCCATATAACGCCTAAATGTACTAACGAATATAGAATCATGTTCCACAACCTATAACCATTTGGTATACGCGGTTGTGGGGCGGAATCAAAAGCTTGATTTCGTCTTTCGTAAAATAATCGTTCATAACTGAGCTCCCTTTTAATAACTCAGCTATATGATCATAATACTCATGACCCCATAAGGAGGCGAATCTTAATGCCTCGTGTATGTTGACACAAAATTGATTTAAGTCAACATGTGCATTTCCTTTTGGCTTATAAAAAGTCAACAAATTTTGAATAGTACCCTTATCCATTCCAGGAACATATTGATTTGGATTAACATTATTTATGAAGTTGCTTTTCAAAAATGTTATCTCATCAAATTTATCCTCTGGTGTAAGATCAGGAGACTTGTCAGGCATTGTTGCTTTCATACCAAAAAGAGCTGCTGTTTTTGCTACCTCTATCCTATCAAACTTATCTGTCAATTTATTATAGTAGCTGTTTAAATTAGTCCTAACCCCACAAAGATTATCATCACCCATAAAAACTGCTAATATATCTCTACCTAAACAATCTAAAGGAATTTCTAATCTAATACAAGTTAAAGCAAAAAGGATAGTATTTACAATTATATTGGATATTGTGGTCATACCACATGGAACACCGGATGGTAGTCCGTGATGATCAGTGTACACTACATCTTTATAGATATGTTGAGTGTGTACGCATTCCCACCATAGAACTTTCCTTACTCGATTTTCTTCTTCAGTTGCTCCATGTAAAGTGTACCAATCATTAATTGCATCTACCATAATTTCGTGGAGAATGGGAGGAATGGAACTATCATAAGCTGTATAATCTATACCAAAAACCCTCTTACATTTTTCTAATTCTAAACCCAAAATAGGAAATAATTGTGTGCTATCACAAGCCAAAGCTGAAAAAAGGCCTGGTCCAGCGTTTTGTGGATCTGAATATAATAATCTAAAGGAACCAAAATATTGTGCAAATAAAACCATATAATCTAATTGGAAAAAATTAATAACTCTACTACTACCACTTGAAACTTTTAAAATTTTTCTTAATTCATCCTTGATAGAATCCCCGCAAAAAGAATCATCTGGAACTAACCCTTTACGAGCTAAATCCAAACGATAATCTATACGGTCAGTCAATACAGATTTAGGTGTATAAACTTTTAATCCTGGACGAGGTTGTAGATTAGGATCATTTATCAACTCAGAAATTGTGAAATGACTATCATCTAAAATCTCTTCATCAAAGAATGGGTATTTACCTCTACCTATTTTGTTGTAAACAGGACCGGCACTCTTATTCATCAGTAAACCAGTTTCTCTGGTCCATGCTGTTGAATTTCCAGTATCAAAGCCGTTTACAACATCATAGATTGGTAAAACTCCCACATCTCTAATTGGAACAAATCCTGACCAAGTATCAACTAAGAATCTCTTCACTTTACTTATAACATCATTGGTTAAAGGAAAATTAACTTCACAAGGTTTATTAGTTTTATTAATCATTTGGTAATCAAAATTTTTAGGATCATCTAATCTTCTATCAAAAGAATCTAAAGCTGAATTTGTATGAGTAGGGGTAAATAAACCATATAAAGGACTTTTACGAATTGCTGTTTTCCCAAAATTAAAACAAGTTTCATGTTCATTAGCCCACCTTACACCAGTATAATATGTAACATCATCTGACTTAAAATACCCGTTTTGCTGTTTCATTACCATTTCATCATTTTCTACTGTATCACTTACTCTAGAAATAGGCATAAAATAATCAATAGCATAATCTATCATATCTCTAGTAACAAATCCTCCACCACTAGTTGAATTTGTTCCAAATTGATGCATACCCATTATCATACTACTATCTCCAAAATAAGCTGAATTTTTAACCAAATAAGGAGCTCCACACATGCCTACTGCTCCTGATAAATTTGAACAAACTCTATCACTATATTGAACTGTTTTCTGACTACCATCTGCTAAAGTTATAGATACAATTGCACTAGTTATATTCCACTTATTAACTGTTTGAACCATACCTAACCCATTTTCTTTTGAAATAGTTACTCTTGAACCCGGTTGTTTATTTACTCTATCAATATCTTCATGTTTAATAAAATTTTTCCTTAAAGACCTAAAACCACTCAATGAAAACCCTAAATTATAAAAGGCAACGTCATGATCAGTTGGATCACTCCATATTCCATCACCCAGATTTTCTTCCATAGTTATTGGAAGTAGATTCTCTAAATTAATTGAAAATTCATACTTTTGATTTCTTTGAGAAAATTGAATAAAACAAGAATCTCCTTCAACTGATGTTCTAAAGAAGTGGTGAGGAATTAAAATAATACTACTTTCTACTACTAATACATAAACATAATTTTGAGTCCTACGATTGGTTATTTTGCCCAAATTATTTGCAACCCTAGAATGAATTTCA